CGGCGAATGCGGACGTCGGCTTTGCTCGTGAGGTTTTAGCTTAATCAAAGGCTATACCTCCTAGGAGGTGTATTATGCCAATGATTGTAGCTAAGGATCTCGTGAGGAGGGATCGGGAAGAGTTAGCTGATACTCTGAGTGGTTACTCAGTTTATCGCTATCTCTACTCAGACTCTAGTACGACGAAAATCGGAGAGGGTTCAAGACTCTCAACGGCTTATCGTCACCATACTATTGGCTGGGATATCCCGAACTTTCACAGACGAAGGCGGCTCGGTGAGCTCCTTCCACACACGTCGTTTTCCCATTACAAAGTAACTGGGAGTACAACGGCGTGGTACGATTTCGTGTACGGTGTTCCTGCACACGATCGCGTATATGTGGTAGGTAATGCTTCCGAGTACCAGTCCTGGCCTGTAACCACGGATATAATTAACAGTTACATTCCTGAAGGGTACAATAAGTACGTTCAGGAAGCTGCAGCTGCTATTTATTCCTCTGGTTACGACCTTCTTACCTTTGTAGCTGAGCTTGCAGATGTGAGATCTATGTTTCTTAAAGCTGGAACAGCTTTGTTGAAACTAGACTTCCCCAGAAATTGGAGAAGACTTACAAATGCATATCTCAGCGCTCGCTATGGATGGAGAACGCTTTTCTTCGACCTTGAAGGTCTGAATAAAGCGATCAAGAATCTTAATAGCGGGAAGGGTAAGAAAAGTCGGTTTAATAAATCGAGGTCGAATAAAACGACCACGATTAATACAACCGACTGGACATCTGACAATGGTTCTTACCGCCGTTCACACGTAATTGTTGAACGTGTAAGCATCAGTGTCAAGGGGTCTGTGACAGCAGATATTGAAATTCCTGAATTCCAGATCAATCCTTTCGTAACTGCTTGGGAAGTTGTTCCCTTGAGTTTCGTTCTGGATTGGTTCTTGAGTGTGGGAAAATCTATTGCTGCTGCCTCCTTCCTTGCCTGTAACTCGAGTTACGCGGCTTCTACAGGTTACCGGATTGAAGTAGATCGTTCATATAGCGAAACAACTACATGGACGAGTTCTACAACTTCTGGTAGTAGGGGCCAAGATTCCACGAGTAACGGGTACGGAGAGTTCCGTAAGCCTTGCAGCGTACCATTAACTCCGCATTTTACCTTTCGGATGAATCCTTGGAAGGTCTTAGACCTCTTAGGGCTCATCTTGCAAAGGACAAAGTAGGAGGAATGAAATGGCTGCAATGACCACGGTCCTCACAGAGTTCTCCAACAACGGGAACTCGCGCACGTCCACGCTTTCCGGGCACTTGGCGACAAGTCCCCGGCTCGTGATCGAGAAAAGACGTGTCCCGGAGGGGAATCAAACCATCGTCGAATACAGTTGCAAAGTTGTTTATGCAACTGAAGACGTTGATGGAGCGGTTCTCCAAAACAAGATCTCCTTCGAAGCTATCTGTCGTTATCCGGTTTCCGGACTGTCGACAGATGTTGACGCTGCTTTGGCCATCTTCGCTGACGTTGTCAACGGAGATGAATTTGCCAATAGCGTCGATACGCAGGAGTGGTTGTAGTATGACTCCAAGATTGCTTAAATGGGTTATCATCATCATATCGATGATGTTATCCATTTGTCAAGCTTTGAGGTACTACTTCACTCTTTAGAAGGGAGGATTCCAGATGGAACCTATTGATATAGTATATGACATTTGTCGATGCTACATCAAAGATCTTGGCACAGTTAATGCCGCTTTATTTCGCACCGTTGATGGATATCGACGGAGCAAAAATATTGCTGCATTAACTTCATGCTCCTCACTCTTCGACAAGGCAAAGCATTCTGTCGAGGACTGGAGGGCTCTCAGACAAGTTGAAGCGTTCTTTAAAAAGAATGCTCTCTTGTCCAATAAAGATATTTGTACTGAAGCAGCACTGTCTTCTTTCCAGAAGGCGGAAGCTGCGTGTTCAGATACAAATATCAAACTCAAGGGTGCCGTCTCTAACATTTATCTGTTGGATAAATGGGAGAGAAAGCGCATCATGAGAATGGAACGTTACATTAGTAACGTTCTGGGAGACTTCCGGTCCTTTCAAGAAAGTTTACCTTTCTTGGTGAGGGTGACTCCGGGAGCAACTTCAACGAGATCTCGTAAAGAGAGCTTACCTCAGTTAAAAATGAGGATGAGCCTTTACAGTACTGTAAAGGTTCAGAAATACGTGAAGGCATTATACCATTTTTATGGTTTTAATGTCCCACGTATTAAAGCTACTCATACGAATCGCGTTGAGCTTGTGCCGAAGAATTGGAAGACAGATCGTACGATCGCATGCGAGCCAGAAGGGAATTTACCCCTCCAGCTTGCGTTCGATTTGTACGCCAAGCGTCGTTTACGGCGTTTTGGAATTAATCTGTCAGACCAATCTGCGAATCAACGACTTTGCAAACATGCTTCAATCCATAATGATTTTGTCACTGTGGATTTTAGTGCGGCATCTGACACAATAAGTTTTAATACGGTCAATTTGGTTTTTCCGATTGACTGGTTAACTTATTTGTGTGATGTTCGTACCCCTGGATATAGGGGCGTGTTTGGTGATGGCGTTTACTCCAAATTCTCCTCTATGGGGAATGGGAGTACTTTCGCTATCGAGACGTTGATCTTCGCTGCGGCCTGTTCGGCGGTTGGGTCCAAAAGATTCTTGGTCTATGGTGATGATGTCATCATAGAAAAAGAGTTCTTTGAAGACTTTCTCCGCTTAACAGACTTTCTTGGTTTCACCATTAATGTAGAAAAGTCCTTTCGTGATGGCCCATTTAGGGAATCATGTGGGAAAGACTACTTTAATGGTTGCGATGTGACCCCAATCTATATCAGGAACATTGATAAGCGAAAAGCTTCTCTTTGTCACCTGGTTAATACGATTGGAAGTCTTGTTCAAATTGAA